GTTTGCCAATCATATATTCCTTTATGGAAATTATATTTTTGTTGATCGTATTGTGGGAAATAGCTATCCACCTCTTTATAGTATCTTGTCCAGTCTCCATAAGCTGCCATCCCCATCATAATATATTCTTCTTGATTTGGCATTAGGCCTATTAATTTAGTAAAAGCAGAATAAAATAAACCAAAGCTTACTGGATAGTTTTGCTTATACTTAAGACTAATCTTTTCTCCTTCTCCAACCCAAATAGTTGAAGTGTTGTATTCTCCTATTGCGTCAAGAACTACGATAGCGGCATCATTAAAAGAACTAGTATAATATCCTGCACATGCATGAGAGTAATGGTGGCTAAAAGATTTTCTAGGGACTCCTGGTATATTAAACTTTGGCTTCCAGTCTCCTGCACCACCCCTTATAAATAGCCTAGAGGCCTTTAGAAGAGGCTTCTCATAATAAGCTATATGATCAGGTGTCCCGTAAGACAGGGCGTCCTGTATTAAAGAATCATTTACATACCAGTCATTTTTTTGCTTGCTATATCTTTCTGCATGACCAGCAAATAATATCTCGCCATCTTTAATTAAAGATACTGATGCGTCATGAGATGTTTCATTAATTCCTAGTATCAGTGACATTAGTATATGTACCTATTTTCATTTGGATTCTTCTTTTTTCTTTTACGAAAAATCTTGTATAAGTAATACCTGACAACTAATATTTTATTCATATTTTACTTTTAAACCATATCCTTTTCTTGTTTAAGTGTGCCAATTTTCTTAATAAATTCTTCTGCCCAATGAATATGTGTGTGTGCTCCAACATGTCCAGGCATTGAATCAAAATCTTCAAGGTCTGTATCAAAAGCTAAATCAAAGTTTTTGCCATATATATTTTTTTCAGTTTCGTGACATGCTTCTAAGTTTTTGCATTCCTTTAGGTCTTTACGGCATGCATACCTATCCTCAACATTTTTATGAACCAAAGATTTTTTAGAGTCCTTGCTTTCTTTATGCCATAGATTATTTTTTAAATCTACAAAATTTTTAGACAATAAATTATTTTTTATAATATAATTCTCTTGATCTTCGTGCCATGTTCCCCACAAAAAATTAATTCCTGCTTCAGCGCAATACATTTCTAGATATTTTATGTGCTGGATAGACAATGAGAGAGCAAGCTCTTTAGGTATAACCTCACTTGCAACATGTGGCTGTTTTGATATTTTGGCATATGGATTATTTGGAAATAATAATAAATGATAGTTTTGGTACCCAGACAGCTCTTTGTCTTTTGTAATATCTAGGTCAGAGCGCATGTGACTATAATCAGAATACATTTCCATTCTTAAAAAATCTGGAAATATACAAAACAAATTTTTGGGATTTCCAAATTCTTGAAAATAATTAAATAAATTATTTACTATAAAATGAACTGATGCTCCAGGCATTCCTAAATTAAAAGCTTTAAGATTTAATTTTGATGCCACAACATTTCCCCAGATTGCTGATTCAGCTACACCTTCTCCATAAGTTATTGAGCAGCCAGCGAAAAGCAAATCGGCATTTTTTTCAAACTCTTTTGATCTGTAGGCATATTTATTTACTGTATATGGGTCTCTATCTTCGTCTGGAAACCAACGTATTCTAGAATTCATAAACCCTAAATTTGAAGAATGATTAAGTCCAGGATGTGCTTCAAGCCAATTATCAGGATTTTCAAAAAAATCTAATTTATTCTTTGTCATGTATTTCTGCCTCAACTATCTGCTGTACATATTCAGAAAAATGTTTTCTTATAGATCCCATCGGCCTTGAACCATAAGAATCCCATATTCTTTTATACTCTACTACATTGTAGTATGTAGTTGGACACAACGTTATTCCGCTGTAGTTTTTTAATGTAGTTGGAAGTGGAACATGCTTTGTGCAGCACTTACATTCTTTTGCTCTTTCTTGATACTCGCTCATATTATCTCCATGTTTTCTATTGATCTTGCTAAGCTTTCTGGCATTCTTGGTGCTCTAATCATATTTTGCACATACTCAACTTCAGCATCTGAATTATTTGCAAAGTCGTTGTCATAGCTCATTGACTCATAGTCATGAATTCTTATCTCTTCATTCCTTGATAACCTTGTTCTACTTATTGAATTATATACTGCTCCGCATACAGCATCCGCCAAGTCCTTAGAGCCTTTTCTTGGGTGATCAACTTTATCCCTCATGATTCTAAGCTGTAGTAATTCATCTATAAGTAATGGTATGTGGGGTCCAGACAATCTTTCTTCTAGTACAACCATGGCCATATCGTCGTAGTGTTTTTTTGCAACCGACAAAATTTCTGTATTAATGCCATATGTTTTAAGCTGCTGCATCATGTCGTGAGAATTCCATCTATCAAATGTGCACATCTTTATATTAAACCCTCTAGTTCTCAAGGATAATATATAGTCTTTTACCTCTGTAAAGTCTACTGACTTATCTGGAGTAGGCGTCCAAAATCTAACCGCATCAATTTCTACAATTGGTGCTGGCTGAGAATATGTATCTGTGACCTTTATGTCCACCCATTTTTTAACATGGCCCATGGCAACCGCACAATGGTCATGTTTTTGTGCTAAGTCAACATGAATAAAGTAGTCTTTATCTGGCTCTGGCACAAACCATTCTTCTAGTCTGCCAAATTTGTCTACAGCTATATTTCCTTTATTAAAAGCCTTTTCAATTTTTTCCCTGGACTTAAAGAATGCATCTACAGCATCTGTTGGCATACAAGCAAATCTTCCTAAAGCGTCCTGTGGATTCTTATGAAAGGCCACAGTAAAGTCTGTTATTTTTTTAGTAGGGTTTACTTCCCATGTTGGTCTTTTTAAAGCAAAGACTTTTGGGTATACATAAGAAACTATATGGTCCTCTTCCCAAGAAACCTCAAACTCATTTCCTTCTGTGTTATCTGGTAGATCTTGATCTAGCTTTAATGTTTGTGTTCTAATTACCGTTTCTTTTTCTGCTATCACGGACTCATAAAATTTTTGAATTGGATCGTTTTTAAATCTTGGAAAAGACAAGAGTATGACCTTACCAAAATCTGGAAAGCGTGAGTCTACTGATGCACGATACATATCATATATGGCATCTGCAGTCTTAGCTTGATCATGTCCGCTTGTATTTTCTGTAGCAAAGCCAGATATCTCATCAAGAATAACAACTAAAACGTTATAGCCTTCCCACGCTTCTCTTTCAGAGTGACCAGAGTGAACTGTTATTGACTTGTCAAATTTAATTTCTGATGCCTTGTCTGTGTACTTACCAGCAAACCATGGAGAAACCTCAATTCTCATCTTGAACCCCTTGAAAAAAACATTGTTTGCTTGCTGAGAGTTTATAGCAATATTTAAAATATCAATTGCGTCTCTTGGAGGTTTGCCATAATATGCTGCTGGATCTTTTAAGCACAATAGTAAATATACTATATATGCAACTGCTATTGTTGATGAGTAGTCTTTTCCAGAACCTTTGCCTAGCTGTGCAATAACTTCAACGCAAGTCTGCTTATTCATTTTTTTGTCTAGCTCTTCTCCATACAACTTTATTAAAGTAGATTCTTTATATATTTGAGAGCTTCTTGCTATAAGAGTGTATTGATTTTCTGAAAGAGGTGGCAGACCTAAATAGTCTGGGCTAGTAACAAATGTTTGTAAGTCTACTGGCCTTTCTTCAAACTCTTCTCCGTCTAAAATCTCTATAAATTCAGAAAAATCATATGACATTTTTAAATCCTTTGGGGACTTTAATATATCTAAATAGGTTGTCTGAGTGAGAGTATCTAACTTCACTTTTTATTTTTTGTACTTGATGCTTGCAATGATTACTAGAGCTATGTATTAGTAGGTCGCCAGCTTTTGGAGCGTAAGTTATATTTTGATTTGAATAATGTAACTCTCCTCCCTCAAAATCGTTAAAGTACATAATTAACCCAGCTATATTATTTCTTACTAATTCAAACTCTTCTTCTTCTTTAAGATTTTTATTTGCCTCTATTATGTTTAAAAATTGAAAATCATCTGAGTGGTGCGTTCCTATTAATCCCCTTTTCATTCTAGTTGGAGAAAGAGAAGTGTTTAAATACACATCGCTATCTAAAAGTTCTTGTAGTTTTTTGTTTATTTTTTTTAATTGAATTACATCAACAAAGGCTATCTCGTAGCCTTGGCCACCTTCATTAAGGTGCTCTTCCCAAATATTTTCGGGTATTGATTCAATAAAGCCAACTATCTCTTGGCATTCTTCGGGTGATATAAAGTTTGGGAATACATGTATGTCCTCGCCTAATTTTATTGATCCCTCAAGTTTAAGCATCTGAAGCCTCTTGAGAAATTATTATTGGCTCAACTAAACCAGTTATTTGAGAAAGCCTTTTTGCAACTTCTATTTTACAATGGTTGCAGCTGGAAGTAACCTCTTTTAATATTCCTACAAGCATCTCTTGCTTTCTTTCTGTTTCCAATATTTGAGATGCCATTTCATTATTTTCTAATATTCCAACAGACTGAAGCATGGCTATTCTTTTAGTTTCTATGTCTGCTATTAGCTTAAGTGTTCCAGATTTAACGTTGAGTTGCCCTTGAGTATCAGCATCTTCTACTGTTTTCCACGCTTCTTTAATCAATATGTCATAGTGCTGGTCTGCCCCCATTAAGGCTTCTCTAGCACGATCTCGGACGTTGGTATCATTGTGGACTACGGACTTCCACTCATCAATATACTCTAAGACATCTTTTCTAGTCATTCCAGTTATTGTGGCAATCTGAGTGGCGGAGTTTCCCTTTAATAATTCGGAAACAACCTTATTCATCTTATCAAAATGTATTGATGGCTCTATTTCTGTCATTAAATCATTATACTTCTAGTCAACTAAAAAGTCAATTAGCGCTTGATCTTCATTCCAAACTTGTCTATATATCTTTGTATTGTCATTGCTGAAACGTTACATTCTTTTGCTATTTCTACTATATTCTTTTTTTGAATAACGTATCTATTGTATAGCCAGCCCTTATCTTGATATAATTTCATCTCTTTGTTAACTCCTTATTGGCATAGTGTGCAATACCAAATGAATCTGCTACGTCAAAATCATTTAATAATAGATTATACTTTAAATTAAAATAGTCTGCAGTTCTTTGCTTTCTCATATTCCTTATGTAATTCTTGTACCATGAGTCTACGTGTCCTGGATATGCTATTCTAACTGCCTGCTTTTCTTCTTTAGTGGGATTTTTATTTCCAATATAAGATTGCCAAGAGGTTGGGGATATAGTTATTACTTTGGCGCCAGTTGACATAAGCTCTGCTATAACCACCCCATAAACATAAGATAGTTTAATTACAGCATCTGGAGACCTTACAAGAACTGCACCTTCAATTGCAATATAGTCTGCCTTTAATTCTTCTAGCATAACACTCATTTTTACTTTAGCGTCATATATTTTTTCGTAGATGTCTGTGCCAGATAAATTTATTTTTCCCCACTTAAGCGGCTTGTCGTCTTCCATTAAACAAAAAGCTATAGAGTTTGTTGAAGCGTCTATGCCCAAAACTCTGGATGCTTTTGATTTGACTAGGCTAGCCAATGTCATCTAGTATCCCCATTAAGTATTTTTTTACCTTCGATGTATTAGACTTTATGCATTTAGCGCAATAAGCATCAGAATTATATCTGCTTAATAAGCCTGGGCAGCCTTTACATTTTCTTGGAGCACCATTTTTAATAGCTTTTTTTTCGTAATATTTTTCCATTATTCTTTTGTTAGTTGCAACCCTGCAGCATTCATCAGAGCAGTATTTTTGATTATGTGTTTTGGGCTCAAACTTTATGCTACACTCTGAGTTTAAGCATACCATTATTTTACAACCTTCATTAAATCAATCTCTACTGTTCCAGGATTAGATCCTTTTGCCCAACATTCTTTTTTAACTGGACAATACGTGCAAGGCAGCTTGTACTTAGTTGCACCTTCTGGACGCTTAGGTAGATCTCCTTCTTTAAAATTATCCCAAACCTCCCTCATCCATTGAAATGCATCTTCAATAATAGCCTTATTCTTATCGCTCATAGAGATAGGAATAATTAAAACCTCTTGGGTATTCTTATTTTCATACAGGAAGAATCCTTCTTTTGCGTTCTTTAATTTCATGTATGTAAGTAACTGTAGCATATGATTTGGAGAAGACTTCATCTCTGCTTGTCTAGTATCCCAAACTTCTTGCTTAGCCGTTTTAATTTCTCCAATTACAGTTTCGCCATCATACTCCATGATCAAGTCTATAAAGCCACGAATTGGTGGGTACTCATTAATAATTTCTTCTTCTTCTGCTCTCCACTCAGGCATAGTCTTAATAAGGTTTTGAAGTCTCTCGTGTGCCTGTGTTCCCTGAGCCATGTTGGCTACAGCAACTGCATCGTTATCATCAATGAATACCGCACCAGTAAATGCCATATACCAATATCTTGGGCATGTTCCGTGACCATATCCAAGTGAGCTGGGGCTGAATGATTTCTTAGTGGTATCTCCATCTGGACGCTTGGTGTTTCTATAAGATTCGTCAAGTAACTGTGCAAACTTTTCTGGGTCGAAAAAGTTGCCAGTATGCTTTTTAAATTTAAGGTTCTTTACAATATCTCTAGCCATTTATGAGTTGTACCTAACGACATACTTAAGTGCATCTACGAGTTTGTCTATGGACTCCTTTACTGAATAGTAAATATTTTTCTTATTGTTATTTTCTGTTCCAGCCTTGTCTTTAGCAATCGTTGAATAGACTGAAGCAAGTACTGCAAACTTGGTTGACATGGCTTGAAGCTCCATAATTAAATGTGGTGCCTTGGCAGATGGAACATCTGGGTTCATTAAAAGCTTTACTACAATAGCAAGTGCCTTGTCTAAGTGCTCATCCTTCATAAATTCATGAAGGTCATTAAACTCAGTAATGTCACTAATAAGCTGCAGTGTATTTTTATCTTCCATCTTTAGTTTCCTCTTCATAATTTACATGAAGCTTAATTTTAGCAACTTCATGTTTGCCGATTATTCTTCCAGTGTGGTCTATAGCCTTTTTATACATTCTTGGCCTTATCCCTTTTGCATTTAAACCCTTTAAATATGTTATATAATCTATATTGTCATGTATTCTTTCAAATGTAGCGGGAGTATTCTTAATTGTAACAACAGAATCTTGTATGGCTCCTAATGAAATTGGTAGTATACAGGCAATGTTTGTGCCAGCTGGTACAAAGTATTCTTTGTTTGGTGTATCGAGCTTCCATACCACAGAAAAAGTTCCAGTAAAAACAGAGGTTGATAGTATTGTGCTTACAACTTGTGCTCCTTCTATTTTTTCATTTGGTACAGGCATAGTTAAAATACTTGTATTTTCATCTGTTCTAAAAAGTAGATTAGTTATAAAGCTTACAGTTCCTTCTCCTCTGCCAACCCAGATATGTTCCCCTCCAGTTATAGCAGTTGCTGGATCAGCTCTGACTCCATTCCATATAAATGAAATATCCTCATCAAAATAGATTCCGTATCCAAGTGTGTTAGCCATTCCGACTGGATCACAATTATAAGTGGTATCGTGCATCCACTCTCTTTGCATTACAAGTGGTCTTATTTTTGCAGTTGGTGCTTCTTTATTATCTATATACACATCTAGCTTATACATTATTTTTCTCCCAAAATTCTATTAGATCTTCTAAAACTGCCCACTCTATTATACCAAGCCTGACCTTGTTTTCTTTACCTATAATTATTTTTAAGGCTGGATGCATATCTCTGTTAACCTTAAAAGTGTCAGTGCATATTTTTGCCCATATGTCTTTATTAAGAGTAAATGTTGATCCAGCCTCTTTATAATCAACTAAAAATTGATTCCATTGTGCATCACCTTTTTGATAGTCTCCTCTTCCAGAATTTTTTTGAGCCTTTGCGCCATCTCTTTTTACTTCTGCTCTTTCAGACACTATCATAGTCCTCTCCTATAATAATTTCATTTGCATCTATTTTTATTATTTGCAAATCTTTATCTACATAATCAAATTCTGACATATTAGAATTATTATGATTGGAGACTACGTATTTGCTTTCCCAAGGTATGTTTTTGTCAGAAAAATAATCTAAAAAAGTTCTTGCAAAATATCTATCTGCATTAAAATATTGTTTTACTGCATGGTAGAATGGCTCTGTTGACGGCATTATAACTGCATCTCCTGGCATAGGCTTGTACCTATAGCTTTTTTTAGAAACGTCATCATACACGCATATATCTCCACCAGAATAATTATTATTTAAATAAAAATTAATTGTTGCAACGTGTCTTCTATGCTTAATTTCATTTGGTATTGGTAACTCATCAATGTGGTAATCCATTAAAGGCTCG